CGGGAGGACTACGCCAACGCGCGGTCCAAACGGCAGGCGCAGGCGATTTACGGAGCGTGGGCGGCCGTCGACATCGGACTGCAACGGGCGGGACGCGCGATTGAAGCGGAAATTAGCGCTACCGCGGTTAAGCGGATTGTAGGCGGACATGGGCGCGCTGAGAAGGAGGAAGTTGCGGTGGGCGTGCGGAGAATGCTCGGGCTGCCTTCGGATTACGCGTTCGTTAACAGCGACGAGTCTGACGCAGCCGCCATTGTCCTCGCGTATCTCATCGAAAAGGGGCTGATTGAGACGTGAGCGCGACGGAATCTGAACGGTTCCTCCGCAGTCTAAAAGCGGAAATTGCGTATGTGGACGAGAGTCTACGGAGAAAGACGGAGGACATCGCGAATCTATACGCAAGACGGACGGAACTAGCGGCTCTTATCGCGGCGAAGGAGGTAGCCGAATGATCCTCGCCTACTATTCGCTAACCGGTAACGTGCGGCGGTTTATCGGCAAGCTCCGATGGCCGCCGGATCGCGTAGCTGAAATCGTAACGGGACGCGAATCCGTAGCCGAACCGTTTATCCTCGTAACGCCGACGACTGGCTTCGGACAGGTGCCGCGGCCGGTTGCGGAGTTCTTGACGGGGAATAGCGAATGGCTCCGCGGAGTTGCTGCGAGCGGTAATCGAAATTTCGGGCCGATGTTTGCGAAGGCTGGCGACATATTGACGGAACAATACGACGTTCCGCTGCTGCTCCGGTTTGAATTGGCGGGGACGGACGAGGATGTACGAAACTTAATCGAAGGAGTGACGTGGTTATGCAGCGGACAGTAAATACGAAATTCTTTCACGTTAGACAGAACAACTCCGGCGGATACTTTATCAACAACGATGAAGTCGCGGCTCACCTTATTATCGAAGCGCGCAACGCGGCCGAAGCAGAAAGTCGTATGCACGAAATTACCGCACCTTTTTCCGAGTATTGCCCGTGTTGCGGTGAACGTTGGTACTTATCCGAAGATGACGATGACGGTACGGACATGCCTACGATCTACGGAAAACCTGCGGAGGAATATGAAGATTGGTTCGCCTCATCCGCGGTCATCCATTACTACGACGGAAGCAAACGTAAATTCCACACGAAGGAGCGACGCTAATTGACGAAATCACATATCGAATTAAATAACGAAATCACCCAGCGCGACGAAAAGGGATGGTTCCGGTTAGATCGCGACCAGGCGGCGCTCGACGTGTTCTTGGCGGAGATCGACGGGAAGACGCGGAAGTTTGACGGGTCAGTCGAGCGGTTAGAGTGGCTCATCGACAACGGATATTACTACGATGTTATCGAGCAATATGGAGACGCCGAAGCTTCCGAAATCGTTCACTTATGTTACTCGTACAACTTCCGATTCGCCTCGTACATGGCCGCGTCCAAATTCTTCAAAGACTACGCGCTGATGACGGACGACAAGACGCAGTATCTCGAGGATTACGAGCAACACGTCGCAATCGTGGCGCTATATCTCGGGCGCGGCGACTACGGACTCGCGGAGTCCCTAGCGCGTGGCATGATGGAACAGCGGATACAGCCCGCGACGCCTACGTTTATGAATGCGGGGCGTGCGAAACGGGGCGAACTGGTATCGTGCTTCCTGCTGGAGATGGACGATTCGCTGAACTCGATAAATTACGTGCTTTCCACATGTATGCAGTTATCGAAAATAGGCGGAGGCGTAGCGGTGTCCTTATCGAAACTCCGCGGACGCGGCGAAGAAATCAAGGGAATCGCCGGGGCTGCCAGTGGAATTATGCCGGTTCTAAAGCTGATGGAGGATTCGTTTGGTTACGCAAATCAGCTCGGACAAAGAAAGGGCAGTGGCGCGGCTTATTATAACGTGTTCGGGTGGGACGTCGAAGAATTCTTGGATACGAAGAAGATCAACGCGGATGAGAAGGTCCGTATCAAGACGTTGTCTATCGGACTAGTCGCGCCGAACAAGTTTTACGAGTTAGCGGAAGCCGACGAAGACCTCTACGTATTCGCGCCATACTCCGTTTATAAAGCGTACGGAACGCATCTGGACGATATGAAGATGTCCGAAATGTACGAGGAACTGCTCGCTAATCCAGCGGTGAAGAAGCGTAAGATCGGCAAGGCGCGCGATATGTTAACGAAGATTGCCACGACGCAGCTAGAGTCGGGATATCCGTATATTTGCAACGTGGATAACGCAAACGACCAGCACGCATTATCCGGTATTGGCCGCGTTAAAATGTCTAACCTGTGTGGCTAGCGCACCTTTGCGGAGCAATCCGTATCGAAAACCCGCCTAAACGGGGGAACTCTCACAGAGACAATCCCGTGCTAAACTCACTCCGCAAACTCCCTTCGAACAAAATTTAAAGGAGGAGATTGCGTGTACGCAACATACCAAATCGAAAACAAAATCAACGGCCGAAAATATTACGGGAGGAGTCAGGAGCTACCGAAGAGATGGCGCGCCCACCTCAATATGTTACGTAGCAGTACGCACAATAACACGGATTTACAGACGGACTGGAACGAGCATGGCGAGAGTAACTTCGTGTTTACGTTGTTAGCGACGTATGAAGACGAAGAGGAGTCGGTTTCCGCAGAACAGGCGCTGATTGATGCGACGCGCGGCTTATCGTACAACATCGCAAACGCCACGATGGGAGGCGATACGTTTACGCACAATCCTCGAAAAGAAGAAATTCGAGAGATAAAACGTAGGCAATCCACTGGCGAGAACAATCCGATGTACGGTAAGCCAAAATCGGAGCTAACCATTCGAAGGATAAAAGAGGCTAACTCGAAGCCAGTCTGGGTTGAAGGTGTTCGTTACTCAAGCATTACAGAGGCAGCGCGAACATTCGGTATTAAAGTAAATACTGCAGCCTTCCGAGTTAACTCTAAGTCCGAACGTTTTACCCGTTGGAGGTATGCGGAGTGATAAATGCCGAACGACTATCGAAACCCTAGGCGCTAGCTTAGAAGGGAGTAGAGTAGGGCGCAAGCGATTGGCGCTCGAAACGGCGGGAACCCCTCGTGGGTTATGATATAGTCTCTTCTGCACGGTGACGTGTAGCTGACGTAAAGTCGGCGTAGATGTAGCGAACCTACGCGAAGATAAAGACCGAGATATTTCAACTGCAGGAAACGTCAACCATCGCGGATTGGGGCGAGCCGTCCACCATCCGCCGCGACATATCGTGCAATCTCGCGAGCCTCAACATTGTCAACGTTATGGAGTCCGGTAAGCTGCGCGAATCCGTACACGAAGGAATGGACGTGCTGACGGCCGTGTCCGACATGTCCTCGGTACCAAATGCGCCAGGAGTCCGCAAGGCTAACGAGGAGCTTCATTCCGTCGGATTAGGCGCGATGAACCTAAACGGATATCTCGCGAAGAACGGAATCAAATACGACTCTCCAGAAGCGCGCGATTTCGCACGGACATTCTTCGCGGCGATGAACTATTACTCGATTGAGCGCTCGATGCAGATCGCGAAGGAACGCGGAGTGACGTTTAAGGATTTCGATAAGTCCGATTACGCGAGCGGTAAGTATTTCGAGAGATACGTTGATGGCGCGTACAATCCGCCTAAGACGGTTAAGGTGTCGCAGCTATTCGACGGAATTTATCTGCCGACTTCGTATGACTGGCGAGCACTGGCTGCGGACGTCGCCGAATACGGACTCTACCACGCGTACCGTCTCGCGATCGCCCCGACGCAGAGTATTTCGTACGTTCAAAACGCGACCAGTTCCGTAATGCCAATCGTTGATATTATCGAAACGCGCACGTATGCCAACGCCACGACGTACTATCCAATGCCGTTCCTTACGTCGGATACAATGTGGCATTATCGGTCAGCGTATGCGATCGATCAACTCGCGGTTATCGATATGGTGGCGGAGATTCAGCCGTTTATTGATCAGGGGATATCGACGGTGCTACACGTTAACTCCGATATATCTACGCGGGATCTGGCGCGGATGTACGTATATGCGTGGAAGCGCGGACTCAAAAGTTTATATTATACGCGGACGAATCTGCTGGCGGTTGAAAATTGCACGTCGTGCGCTGTTTAGGTAGAAAAGGAGGATGATTAATGGTTATCACGGCCGATACGGTTTATAAGCTCCGAAAAGTATTCCGGCTCACACAAGCCGAGTTTGGAGCGTTGTGCGGCGTTTCAGACGCGTTCATAAATCAGATTGAGCGAGGCAAACGGAGTGTGAGCGAGAGACTAAGAATTAGGATGATAGACAAGCTGGAACTGACCCCTGAGAGGGTATCTCATCTACTCGCTGTATTTAACGAGACTAAGATTAGTATTTCATAAATTAAACCTATTATATGTCAAATCGTACACAAGGAGTGGATTAATTTGAAAAAGATCGCGTTGGTACTGCTCACCGTAGTTTGTCTGCTTATCTCTGTCGGTTGCACAGACGCTGATATCGCGTCGAGTAACCTATCCAAAGCTGCCGATAACTTCGAGATTGACAGGCGCGTCGTGTTTTACAACGGTATCACGGACAGCTACATGCTGACGATCGAAGGGCGTTGCTCTCTCGGCAATCAAGATGACCGTAATAAGCAGCTTACCGTGACGTGCAAAACAGGCGAGGACGCCTTTAAAAAACATTTCTTAGGGTTATCCGACAACGTGACGTATTTCGTGGAGCAATTAGAGCCTAAAAACGTGAGCGTGTACCACTACCGCGTTGTGTTTAAACCCCAAGCAATTGTACCTGATATTGACGTGAGAATAAGCGGAAGTAACTAAACTGTAACGAAGAGGAGACGATCATATCAAAGCTGTTAATTGGAATTTACCGGAAGATTACGTTAACACATTCTGGAATCAAAACATTACGCAATTCTGGACGGATGATGAATTTCCGGTATCAGACGATAAGGCCGATTGGGAATCGCTGGCCCCCGTTGAGCGCGACGTATACAAGCACGTACTGGCGGGGCTGACCGGACTCGACACGTTACAGGGCGGCGAAGGAATGCCGCTAGTCGCGGTCCATACGGCCGACGAACGGAAGCGCGCGGTACTTACATTTATGGCCGCCATGGAGCAAATTCACGCTAAGTCGTACTCGACAATATTTACGACGCTGATCTCAACGGAGGAGACGTCGCGCCTTCTATCCGAATGGGTGCCGAACAATCCGCGTCTGCAGTTTAAAGCCGACCGGATATCCGAGCGGTACCGGACGTTGTTGCAGCCGAATCCATCGCGATTGCAGTTGTATATGGCGCACGTTGCG